AACTCTCCCGGCTGCGCCACGCCAGCGTTTGTCGGGTCTAGATAGCCGACCACCACGTACCCCCCCGGCACCTCGACAAGCAGGGCGTAATCCGATTTTAGCGGTGGCGCGTCAACACCGGCCGGGCTGTAATGATCCGCCGTGATCGTGTCCCCCCCGCCAACATCCGCTTGCGTTGTTGGGGCCTGCATGCCCTCTACAACGTCGCGGGCGAATTGTAACACCTGTCCTATCAATCCCATGGTAGCCCCGCCGGCATCTCCCCAGAGTAAGCCCCAGGAAGGGTCAAGCCGAGCACCGCGGTCTCGGATTCGTTTTTCCGCTCCAAATTCACGGAGCGCACGAAAAAGCGATAGGACTTGTAGATCATCGCCCGCGGCGCCACGAGGTCAACGAACGTCCCCGGCTCCCAGAGCGCCCCGCCGGGATCCCGCCACGTATCGAGAGTTACGGAATACCGGATGAACGACCCTAGCATCCGGGCCATTTTGCCTTTCACGGCGTCTTGGATCTCCGAGCGCTTAATGTCGTCCGCGTTGAACGAAAATGGTCTGGTCACACCTTTTAGAAGTGGGTTCTTGAGCGTGTACTTGGCGCCGCCGAAGCCCGACTTCGAGCCGACAAAGCCCGTCACCTCGGAAAAGTAGGACTGCGAATCGATGTCCGGTGACACGGAGATCACGGGCGAGCGCCCGCCGTCTAGCTGCGCCATATGCGCCCCTGAGGTGGCCGCCGTCCGAAAAACAAGATTGCCCAAAACATCGGATCCCATGTAGGTGTTTCGTTGGACGGCCAAATTTGCGAGCTGCTCGAACACCGGTTGATCCGGTTCGATCCGGATGCGACGGAACGGGCCGCCGGGGTAGCCCTCGAAGCTCGAAAGCACTCCGAACGGAGCGCACACCGAAGCGGCGATCACGTCCAGAGTCATGTTTTTGAATTCCAAGGGCAGGGCCGCGGCCGGCGGGCAGCAATCCAGAAGCACTCCCGCTTTCGCATAGGCTCCCACGGTCACGGTGCCAGAGTCCGATTTGAAATCCGGAGACACCGAAACGATCGTCCCGGTGAAAAGGGCCTGGTTGCCGATCATCACCTGGGCAGATTTGTAGGTCAATGGCTTGAAGAGCTCGACAAAGGAATAGTTGTCCGTGTCGAATGGGGCCGAAAATTCGATCTTATCGATCGTGTCGTACTCTCTGGAAATCGAAAGCTCGGTCCAGTACCGAAAGCGGGAGCCGTCCAACATCAACGAAAGCTCGTTGGACTTGGTGTTCGGCGCCGGGAATACAACCGGGGGCGGCATGTCCGGAACAGTCAGCGTCACGCCCGCCGGGATGGGCTCGAGCACGCCTGGGTTAGCCGCCCGGATCGCGCCCGCCTGTGCCCCTGTGCCGGTCGTCTTGCGGCTTACCGCGTCGAACGTGTCCCCGCCGATCGTGACGTAACTAGACATAGTACACGATCTCTCTGCCCGTCGGGATCTCCCATATCTCAGAGCCGGTCAACGCATTGGATTGGAGAAAAAAGTCCAGTTTTGCGTCCGTCTCTTGGTAGAGCTCGGCGCACAGCTCTATGAAGTTGCGGGGCCGGTCCAAAGTGATCCGGCGCTCCTGTAGCAGCGTGAAAGAGATCTCTACGAGGTAGCCGGCCACAAGGGCGATCACGCGCTGCAACGCCTGGTAACTCCCCCCGGTGTCAATCGCCTCCAGCGTCCCCGTGTTCAAGTCGTTCCAGGTATTCAGCTCGTCGTTGATGGTCAGGATCGATTCCGCCGCTTCGAGCACCTGTTTTTTGGTCGAGAAGACGTTGGACACTGAGGCCGCGGCCATGGAGCAAACCGCCGAAGAGGCGAAAAGATGATCGATGATAAATCCGTTTTCAATCGAATCATCCAAGCTCGGAAGGCGCCCGACATCGGCCCCACCTTTTTTATCCTTGCCGAAGATCGATCTGGCAAGGTTGCCGTAGGCTTCCAGCTTATCGGCAAGCAATCCGAACGCCCGAGCCGGAGCCCCGATCATGATCTGCGTCTGAAAGGCCAGCGTGAGAGGGGCGCCGATCAGCGTGTCTATGCCGTCGTTGATGCTGTCGAACACCGCGTCAAACGTCTTTTGGACATCGGCCTGGATCGCCGCCACCTTTTGAAGCCCCGCCTTGAATGCTTTCAGCGCCTTGATCACGGCGTTTTTCGCAAGCGCTTGCTTGACCTTCGACGAAATATTCAGAGCGGTCGAAAACTGCTTCGATGCCGAGTCCCTGAAATTGGTAATCGATTCTGCTACCGCCGTCTCTGGATCGCCTTGCGCCGATGGGTAGATCAGGTTCGTCGTCTCGAAAAGGTCGCATTCGATAACGGCTTGGTTGCCCTCGGAGACTATCGAGTCTTTCCGGTTGATCGTCCCAAACGGAACCACGTTGATCCGGCCATAGACCGGATGCTCTAGGATCCCAGATCCCTTCTCCGCAAGCGCATTCTCGAAATTATTGGCCGCAACGTCGTAGTTTTCACCCCAAAAGAAGAACTTCATGGGCAGCCGCCGGCCGGTCCTGCCTAGATCCTGGACGTAGGTTCCATTCGCATCGGCGAAGTTGTAGGACGATGTTTTTTTGTCCCATGACTTCGAAACGTCCTCATAGTCGAACTTGTACCGCTTCCCGGACGGGCTAGTGTAGGCTGCGGGCTTTATGCGATCTTCCCAGCTCATGCGTTACCCATGCACCGGGGCGAACGCGCCGCTTGACGCGCGCCGGATTGGCCGACCGTTTCCGGTCAATGTCGACCGCTCTTTTTTCGGCGATTCGTCCTTGATCTTCAACTCGAAACTGTTCATCGTCCGCTTTTCGGAGATCGTGTCTGCCATGCGCGCCGCAGGGCTCACAACCTGCGGAGCAGCCGTTTCCCCGGTGATCCATCCGGGTGTAGCGCTCTCCGGTTCTGCGCGGCCTCCGAGGCCTGGAAGGGCCACAGGAACAGCGATCTTCACCGGCTTGTCAAAGAGATCCTTTATCTCTTTGCCCTTGCCGAGGAGATCGGACACGGCGTTGTAGAGACTAACGAACGGCTCGGCGACGAATTTGAGAGCGTCGATTACCCAATCGATCGCCGAACTTCCCCATTGCTTAAAGAGCTTCCAAAACTCCTCGATAGAGGTCGAGAATTCATCCCACCTTGAAACCATCTCATAGATCGCCGTACCCCACGCGGCGATTGCGACCAGAATGATCGCCGGGAGAAACGCAATGGCCACGTTTAAAGAAACTTGAAGCGGAAGAAGTAGTTTTGTCAGAGCCCAATAGGAATAGACGGCCATCCGGATCGCCCAAAAGGAAGCCGCATAGGCCCAATTGCAAGCGGTTCCTATTAGCATGGCGACCTTGTATCCAATCATCACAGCGTAGATCGCAACCAATTCGCCGAATATTTTGGTGACAGATAGGATCGCTTGACCGAGATCCGCGATCATCGATTCCGAAAGGGCGCTATTGCTCCCGATGATCTCGCTCAATTTCGCAGCCATCTTGGTAAAATCGTCAACCAGCTTTTTAACAGCTTCTGATCTCAGAGAGGCAATCGATATTTTGAGATCGGTGACCGTATTCGTGAATTGTGCGAACTTTCCAGCGAGGGTCCCGCTCAATTCACCTCCGAGTTCGTTGGATGTCCCGGCCGCAGCCTTGATCTTGTCCCGGTACTTCGCCAATTCGGAACCGCCAACATTCAGCAATACGCTGAAATCAGAAACAGCCTTCGCACCGAAAATAGTTGATAGGGTAGCCAGTTTTTGGGCCGATCCCATCTTGGCCGTTTTGTTTTCGACGTCTACCAGAACGTCAACGATATCGCGGAAATTGTTTTTCGAATCCCGTGTCTTGATCCCGAGCCCCGCCATGAGCTGCGCCGCCTGTTTCGAAGGGGCGGACAGTTTGATAAACGCCTTGCGTAGCACGCCGCCCGCGGTGCCCCCGTCTACGCCCGCCTGCGATAGCTTCCCAACCACGGCAAGGAACGTCTCCACGCCCCCGCCCGCGTTCGCAAAGAGCACTCCGCCGGCCTTCATGGCCTCGCTCTCCGATTCGATTGACGCCCCGGAGGTGGTAGTGGTTTTTGCCATGGCATCGCTCATGCGGATCATGTTGGCTTGGTATTGAGTCGCGTCCTTTGACGCCATTCCGAAATCTACCAGAGATTGAGTGAGAACCTTTGCCGATGCGTCAAGCTCTATCTCTCCGATTTGCGCCAAATTCATCACCGCCGGAAGCGCGGCGATCGATCTCTGTACGTCCAGCCCCGCCGCTCCGAGAGCCTTGAGCCCGCCCGCCGTCTGTACCGCCGAAAACTTTGAGTGTATGGCCGCTTGGCGGGCCGCCTGCGATAACTCCTCGTAGGCTGCCGTACCTTTCTGTATGCCATCGAACTGCATGGCGGCCCGGGCCATCGCCTTCTCGAACTCCTCTTGCGCCTTCATCGCATCATAAAAGGCATATCCGATCCCGGTGATGACTCCCAGGCCGATAGTCCCGTACTTTTTCAGGCCGGCGCCGAACTTTTTTACGGCGTCATTCATCGATTTGAAGTTCTTCTCGGCTGTCTTGGTGAATTTGGAAACGCCGCGAGACATCCGATCCACGGGGCCGGTGATGCCATCGATCGCCCGGAAGACGGCCTCAACTGAAAAGCGGCCGGCCATCTATCGGCCTCGCTTTGCGGGATCAGTGTGGTCTCGAAGTTCGGCCCGTAGGCCGTCATAGAAGAACCGGATCTCGGCCTCTGTCAGCGTTCGCGGGTCCGGCAATCCGGGATAGTCTCTACAAATCTGCAAGAGCATTTCCCTATACACCGGGATCCTTTCATTCTGGCTTCGGCCTGTTTCCTTGTCCTCCGGGAGCACGGCGTCTTGACCGCTGCGAACAAGCCGCGCTCCTACGATCCCAAAAAAAGCTTCCCCAGATCCATGACTGTCATCAGGTCAATACCTTGAAGCGCTGAAATGAATTTCAGCGGATGACCGGTCATTGCAGAGATCAAGGAATAGATCTTTTTTACGCTCTGCCGCTCTTTGTGGTCATCGAACGACATCAGATCCGTGCCCCTCATGCGCCTGAAATGTAGACTATCCACCGCGCCGCCGGGGTGAGAGAGCTTATAATCGAGCTCTCCTTTGTCGTCTACAATCGCCTGCCCGGTTTTTATGGCAAGTACAATACGCTTTTTTAGGGGTTCGAATGATTGGATATCTTCCGGGGTCATCTCATCCAAATCGCTTTGGATATCGCATGCCATGGCGAACCGCTCGAACTCGTTTGATGCGGTTTCATTATCGATCTTTTGGCCAATCGATAGGCCATTTTCGTCGCAGCTCTTCATTTCTGCTCCTTATTGTTTGGTCAAGGTCCCCGGCCCCTTGAGATTCACCTCGATCGTGGTGCTCTTGGAGCTGTGGGAGTTGTCCCCGGTGATGATCGCCGTCCCCTGCCAGCTCCCACCGGAACCGTAGGTCAGCACGATCGGGACGAACTTTTTTCCGTTGACGATATCTTGGAGAAATTCATGATCCCCCTTGTCATCGTCTACTTCAAGCACGATGCCTTCCAGAGATAGGGGCACGCGGGTTTTGATGATCCGCGCGCTTCCGTCCCCGTTGATCTCGACTTCATTTTCCCATCCGCCGAGCTTGCGCTTGGCTTCGGCGTCCGCCGCCACGGGGAATTCACGGCCATTGATGGCCAGAGTTTCGAGAGATCCACCTATCGCGGTCATGCGGCACCTCCGAAGTAAAAGCCGAACAACAGATCGATCGATCTGATATTCGTGTTGCCGCTCAATTGCACGGGTACCCGGCAGTCGAGCCGTTTGGGATTGGTCGAGCTGATCTCGCATTCCGTGGCGGCCTTGGCGGCCTTCGGATTGGACAGGATCGCCTCGTCGGAAAGCGCATCGATCATAGAGCAGATCGCCGCGCGGGCCATTTTGGGCTTCTTCGCAGCCGGGTTTTTGGTCGGCTGATCATCCGGCACAAGCGGAGCCCCGGCCCATTCGGGAGCCGAGAAAATCAGGTCCAGATTGTACAGGATGTTTTGGAGCTTGATGATGTCGACCACGTAACGATATGCCGGGAGCGGGTCGCCCGCCGGATGGTAGAACGTGACGACATCGGAGATCTTCACCACGCCGTCTATGCTGTCGACCGTGGAAGAGCCGCCTTTGACCGCGGCGTCTTTCATGGCGTTGTCCCACTGGTCGCCGTCCGCGCCCGGGGTGAGGCCCTCACAAGAGAGGCTGCCGTAATCCACGGGCGGGTTGTTGTTCGCCTGCTTGGCGATCCTTGCCACTTGGCGAGCCGCCACAACGCAAGGCAGGTCATTCCCGCCCGGCTCTACGAGCTGGCAATTGGTCCGGTCGGTTGTCCGCGCATTCGGCACGGTGATCGCGCCGGCGACGGTCACCTGATAGTCTCCGTAGAAGACGACCGCGGGCTTGCGTACCAGGGCGCCCCAGCGCCCTTCACCCCAAGCGGAGAAAGCGGCCATGGATACGGTATCCGAGCTCTCCAGGCAGCAGATGACCAGCGTTTCCCACCGGGTCCCGATCGCCGTTAGAGCGGCCGTTACAACCGGGCTTGTCCCGCCTGTTACCGGCTGAGTCACGCCGAAAGCCAGACCGTAGATCGTGCCGACGACTTCGACGGTCAGATCTTCGCCCGTCTTCCCCTTCCACTTCGCGGCCAGCGCAAGGGTCGTGACCACTACGTTTGTGGCGATGACCGGCATGTTTGCCACGGCGTTGATCGCCGTCTTCATCTTGGCCACCGCCGTTGTCGGGGTGTCCGCTGCTACCAGGGCCACCGTGCAGGCGATGTTGTTGACCTTGATCGTGTAGGTGTAATCAGTCCCCTGGGTCGCGCCGACCGGGATGATCGAACCGAGCGCCGCCGTTCCGGCCACGTCGTCATTGAGCCCGTAGCAGGTCACGGGGATCGATCCTACGCCGTCCCCGTTGTCCGGGAAGAGCTGCCGAACGGCAAGATGGATCGGGGAGCCGTAACCGTACAGATCCCCGGCTTCCACGGAGTTGTAAACCCTGACTCCCGTGTGAACGTAGCCCGACTTTGCCGTGGTCCCCTGCCCAATGACCGCGATCTGTTGCGGTAGCAACATGATGTTGCCGGCCGGAAGCCCCCTGTAGGTCGTCGAAATGCCGAGCGCGCGCCCAACTTGGCTAACGTCAACGGCTGTGGATATCGTCATGACAAAACCTCCTAAACCAAGATGTCATACTCGGCGATGATTGCGCCGGTATCGGATCGTTTGATGTCTACACAAATTTCGTCCAGGTGCCCCTCGGCCATCTGTGGGGCGAATTCGTTGAACTCGACTTCGAGCACAAGACGCGCGGCAACGCAGCCGGGGATAGAGCGCTGATCGATCTGCGGCTGGAAGACGGTAATCGAACGCGTCCATCGCTTCCATACTGTGCCGCGCAAGCCAAGATAGGTACAATGAGCGGACATAAGGATCTTGCGTGCCAGACGCACTGCACGGTGCGCCTCGAAGGCCGCCTCCCGGTCTCCTGGCTTGTGCCCCGTGCCGTTGGCCTCGGAGATCGCAAACCCGTAGCAATCAACGTTGTAGCTGGCTGTGTGCTTTTGCCGCTCGAAAGTATTGGAGGCCCCGGCGTCAAAACTCCCGTTGTCATACCAGACATTGATCACGGGACTGAGATCGGACTGGTCGTTTAGTACCATCTCCCAAGGATTCGAGCGCTCGGTGAAAACCCGAAGCTTCCAGAGCGCCGGATCTTGCCCCGCCGTCACGGCAAGCGCCATCTGGGCCGCCGAATTCGCGGCCAAGATGATACCGATCTGATCCCGTATCGCCTCGAATGAATCCGGGGAGGTGATCAAGGTCTGAATGATCTGCATGGTCATGGCGTGTACAGCTCGAGGGCCAGAGTAACTAGCCCCAGGGTGCGATCCGGATGCGATCCGGACACCTTGAAGGTGTAGGGATTGAGCATCGGATCGTCGAACTCGACAACCCACGGGCGGGAAGTGATCTCGGCAACTGCCTTTGGAATACCAAGCCCCGCCGCCGTCAATGACTCGAGCGCTACGGCAACATGCGCCGTCCGTCCGCTTACCGCCTGCCCTGTCTGAGGGTCGATTACCAGGGCGATGTCCCCGGTGCTACCGACCAGATCGGCATGATTGCCGGATGGATCGGTCAAAGACAGAGGCCACCCGAAACCCGAAACCGAGTTTTCGATGATCATTTTCAGATCCGCCGTGGCCTGCTGTCTCAGACCTACCATTTACCGATCTTTCCGGCGCGGCCGGCCCACGCGCGGCCGGTCTTCATCGATCGTTTCCTGAGACGGTGCCGGCTCCGGGACCGCCTCTTTCACAGGCTCCGGCTCCGGGGCGATTTCGATCCCCATCTCTTTCGCGAGCCCAGCCGGGAGATCCTTTGGCATTTCCGCCACCGTCATCGTCACAACGGGCGGCCCCGGCATGTTCCGCACCGCGAGCGCGGCCTCTTCCGCCTTGGCCGCCGCTTTGCGTTCTGCGGCTGCCTGCGCCAATTTCGCAGCCGCCCGTGCTTCGGCTTCGGAGGTGTCGATCTTTTCGAGCACCCCGTGCTTTACGAATTCTTCAAGCCGTTCCTCACTGCCCACCTGGGCAGCGGTGACGACTTCACCCGGGCCTAACATCCCGCCCTTGCATGCGAGCGCGTGTCGGGCCTTGACTGCGTACTGAAAACCCATGCGGGCCTCCTCTTCCGGCTATCAGACGATGCCGGTGTCAAGGCAACCGAACGTATCGATCGCCGTGGGGATCATGAGCGGGCGCGCGCCCACGCCAACAAAGAGTTGCTGGTTGTCATCGGA